GAATGGTAGGCGATGTAGGAATTAAACCCACGACATCTTCTGTGTAAAAGAAGCGTTCTATCACTGAACTAATCGCCCGTGAATTGTATTGGTGAGGTTGTCGGGAGTTGAACCCGAAAGATATGGATTTTAAGTCCTACCGTGTTTCCGCTTCACCACAACCTCGTATTTGGTGTCTGCCGAGGGAGTTGCACCCTCTAAGAGTTGGCTTTTGAGACTACCCGTGTTTCTACTTCACCATGCAGACGTAGGCCTAGAGGAAGTCGAATCCCCACTCCTTTCGGAACTGGTTTCTAAGACCAGCGCGTCTACGTTTCGCCATAGGCCCAAACTGGTGCAAGCTACAGGCTTTGATCCTGTCTTTCCTCCTTACCAAAGAGGTGTCCTACCGAATGAACGAAGCCTGCGTGCTTGTTGGGCGGAATCGAACCCCCGACATCTTCCTTACAAGAGAAGCGGTCTACCACTGACCTAAACAAGCGTAAATGCTCTTTGTTCTGGTGCGAAGAATCAAACTTCGGTCATCCTCATTACGAGTGAGGCGGTCTATCACTGGCCTACACCAGATCAAAAAACAAAAGTAAAAATTTCGATCCGCTGGAAACCAGAGCAAGAGGCCCTACCAGTCAAATCTAGCTTCCGGGAGCTCCATATTTACGAGCTCATCAGCGTAAAGCATTGCTTACTTTGGCAGATTATGGGGAGTTTCGAACTAGAAGTCCTTGCTCTCTGCTTTGCAGCAGAGGTTGGACTCCGCTGTTCTTAGATTGTATTCCCGTTACCGGGTAGAATCGTAAAACTATCTTGCAAACTATAGACGCACGACCGTTCCAGCCATTTTGGCTGCATCGGCTTCGCGGCTATGGTGAGTGATAAGTGCATTCTGATTCCTTACGATCAAGCAAATTGCTCTGCTTGCATTCTCTTTCTAAAGGCATCATACGCATTCGTCAAGCTCATTTTTGAATTTATACAAAAAGAAAGAGCCGATCAGGCTCTTTCTAGTTGATATCCTTGTGCAATAATTTTTATGATTTAATGTGGTACCTCAATAATCGCACTCAGTATCAGAAGTAAATCCCGCGGATCCAAGCAATGTGCGGGTACGCATAACGGCAATTTACTTGGGTACCAATTTACTTTACGCAAACCCAAATCCATCTTAGCTGAACAAATAGCGTGGTTGGTTAGATGAAAGTGGCCGGGTACCACGTATCCTAGGATTGCTTCCCAATCATACGGCTCGCCGATTGATTGTTCAATGTAATCGTAGAAGCCCTTGGTCTGTTCGTCTGTAGCTGGTAGATCCAGAAACAACTCTTTACAAGGCAGATCGTAACCGGCAGGACGCTTTAACATGCCGCCATCGATATGCTGACCGATATGCCATTTACCATCAAGTGATACGCATTCCACATGACTGGGCGGGAAGGGCATACAAGTCCCTTCCCGCAGTTCAATCATTTCTGAGATGAAGGCGTTGCCGCCAACAAACCTTAATTTGATCGTCATTAAAACTCTAAAGCTGCTCCGACACGAACGGCTGCACCACGCTTGACGCAACCACCGGTAATACCGATGCACATCTGGCTTGACGGCAGGATGTATTCGGCGAACGGATCAAATACGATGCCGTTTGACCATCGCACCTTGGTACCGAGACCAAAACCAGCCGAAATCAGGTATTGCTTGTTGGCGACAAAGCCGTTGGAGATACCGACATCATCCTCGTGAATCGATCCGAACAGATAAGGGAATGATGTAACAACGGTAACGCCGGGAGGCAACGGGATCAATGCAGGTTGTGCATTCTGCAACGTCGACAACCCTGGAATCAAGGTCATCAGGATATTGATTGGCGCACCAAAACCAAATCGCTGTTCAAACTGAGCGGGACCGGTCAAGGCCAGACCGTTTGAGGAGCCGTTGAGATTGGCGAAGTCAAACATACCGTCCGCAAACCAGAAACCACCCGATGCGCCCATCGAGCAGGTATAGCCCAATGTCAAACCGATAGCACCCTGTACGAATTGAGTCCCCACCGCGGCGTTCTGTACAGCTGAAGTCTCGCCCATAGTATTGACACCATAGTAAAGACCGCATCCGAGCGGATAGGTCGCGTATCCAGTGGGCGGGGCTTTGGTGGGCAGATCAGCGGCAACAGCACTGGTTGCCAAAATAGCTGATGCTACAATCGAAAGAATAGTCTTCATTTGATTTATTCCCCCATAGTAAGATTAATTTACGATGGGGAGTAAAGCGTAGATAACATTATACAAGCAAGAGGGGATGTCTATACAATTCGCTGATTGTTTTTCAGTGCGCTATTTTTGCAGCACTATACAATCTTCTTCCTGACTACAATCTCAACTATGTCGCCTTGCTGGAAATCGATTCGTTCGCGCAATACATTCAAAAATATATGTTCAGGCAAGTCTGAATAATTCTTGGAATCGATCGTCAACAATATCTTAACGATGCCATTGAATCCAACTATAGCCTGACATTCTGCTTCGAACATCTTTTACTAACCACGGCGTAGAAATATATCCGCAACAGCAATAACAGTAGTAACAAACCAAGCGATGCCTACTATCACGATCCAAATCCCCTGGCCCTTACCTTTATCTACGCTCATACTAATCTTGAGATCATTTATAGCTTCGTCCAAAGCATCGAGACGAAATTCGGTCTGTTCCTTGTTGGCAAAATTTTTCTGCTGATCATTGGTAGTAGCACGAAATTCGTTAAGTAAACTAAATCGCTTGTCGTCAGCTGTTTCAGCCTTGGTAATGGCTTTCTCTGAAGCTGCCATGGCGATGCCGGTCGCTTCCTTCAAGGCATTGATAGCCGATTCCACATAGGTTTCAAACGAAGCAAAGGTCCAGCCTTTGGGATTATTGTCGCTTGGCATGGGTTAATGTTTGTATTGAGATTACAACATTATTTTGGCAGTATAAAAGGTTTCTTGGTATTACCAGATTTCAGCCAGTTTTTAAATGAAGTCATGTCGGTTGCTACAACTGATCCAACTCTTTGTAAACCTTTGCCGTCAGAAAAACCTTGCTCGTATGTATGAAGAGCTTGCTGAAGAGAGCCAAAGCCTAACAACACTTTGATTTCGTCGAACTGTTTACTATCTGCATCGATCTGATTTACTACGAAGACATGCTTTGATTTGGTATGCTGTCCAAGGTAAATGTCAACATGGTCACCGTCAGCACCTTCGGTTCTCTTTATGTAGCCGTAATGCGCCGGCATCCGAACGGACCAACGCTTGCTGTCCTTACCAATACCAGAGCGTTCTTTGCCTTTGGCGTTCTCGATCGTTAAATTGAGGCCAAAGATATTAACATGATCTTTTGAATATGTGCCTGCGCGTTTTTGCGCTTCACTGGGTTGGTGATTGATATTCGAAGCAACTACGCGTCCACCACTCGCACGTTGTGGTACATTTATTTCTGGTGCTGTTTTAGCCTGATTTACTGGCCGTTTAACGTTTATTTTGTTATCGCTGGAATGCTCTTCAGCACTTATTGGTGCGCCAACCGAACTATCAGAAAATAACGGAAAGCCCTTCTTCAATATATCATCGCGCATCTTGGGCGGTATATCGAAATATGGAATCTTTTTTGGTAAAATGTCTCGAGCGCGATCTTTCAAATCAGGAGCATGTCGTGCGAGCCATTGATCTTCCACACCTGCTACAATTGCTTTTGAATGATCTCCAGAACGATAACTTCTTGAACCCGGCACATACTTGCCTTCTGGATCCTCTACCCAATACTGTTTACCAGATATAGTTCTCATAGAAGCAACGGGTGATTCTTTTAATGCATAACCCGGTGGAAGATCGGGCACTTTAAACGGTGGGGCACCTTCTGCATACTTCACCTTCACGCCATACTGCTTACCAATCTTTTCAACTATCTTGGGCAGCATCTGGTCGTAGAAGCCTTTCATTCCAGCTCCACCAACCTTGAGATCTACTCCTGTCAAAGTTTGTGGACCTTCTTTTAATCCTTTTTCAGCAACATCTTTTCCTATTACGTCAGCAATATTTTTACCTTTGATATCGCCCCAAACTTGCCCTGACTTTAAAATATTACCATCGTTATCTGTAGTAATTGAATCAAACGTTCTACCGCCTTTACCTTTAGGCCACCAGGTCTTTGTCGGCTTTCCCTCGTCGATAGATGGTATAGCTTGCAATTCATCAAAATGCTTACTCAAATCATACCGCGCTGCCTGTGCTTCGCCCGGAGTCCATGATACACGAGTTTTGCCTTCTTCCGCAGCCTTCTGTATCATTCGCTTCAATGCCAAGCCAGCCCACTGTTCAGTCTGCTTGAAGGGCATGTCTGGTAGGGAGGAACCAGGTATATATTTTTGCGCGTGCTCTGGAGGCATTTTACGCAGAGCATCTACTAGACCATCTTGGTCATATGTTTTACCTTGGTAAGTAAATCTACACGCCATCTTGCACCAATTGTATATGTGGGTACAAATTTACTGTTCGCCAACCAAACAGACATCTATACAATAGATAAACATCCTCAATACCGTCAGCCTTCGCCGCTCTGGGTATGCTTGGATATATAATTCCAGTTTTTGTATTTATCACTTTTCTAGAAATTGGAGTAGGTTTCCCAAAATGTGGATTTTTAGGGCCTAGTTTTGCTTTACCCATATTAGCTCGCCATTCTGGCGAAAGTTTTTGCCCCTTTTTAACTGATGTGCTTGTAGGGCCTTGTCTTGTTCTTCCGGCCGCCGCTCTTATCTTTAAACCAGGATCATCAATATGTTGTTGTTTCATTTTCTGTCGACGAATTTCTTTTTGTTCTTCAGTCAAAACATATCTAGATGCCCCTTCACCTCCGTTAGTTTTATTAACCAAAGGACCAGTTTTTAGATCAAGTCGACCAATTTCAACAATCAGTTCCATTTCTAAACGATGTGCTTCATCTTGAGTTCTACAAGATGCAAAGATTTCAACCCTATATCCATGTTTGTTGGCAACATTTTTCCAATGCTGTCCTCTTGATTTTTCGTAAGCACGTTCATGGCTAATATAATCCGTGGTTTTTGATGTACCTTTACCTACGTAAAAGACTACATTATCAGATAACCTGTAATGTTTGTAGACATAACAATACCACATAACCTAATCGCACTCTTTTTTAATCACTCCATCTTTTAGCATTTTTGCAGCTAGATCATCAAAGTTTTTATCTACATAATCAGCAACTATTTTGGCTTGTTTGCGGTGAGACTGAGCAAAATCAGACTGTAACTCTTCCAAATGCAACGCCGGTACGCCACCCACATCACGATCATTGGTGCGAACATGCGCTACCACATTGGGTTCATCCCAATGAGATGATTTGTAATTCTGTGTACGTTGTTCATCTCTTTTTTGAACTAGACCAGCACGTTGCTTGGAAAGCTCTTCATTTTGTTTAATCATATTCATCACGGTATCAAAATGCTTTGTTTTGAAATCGGGATCCTTCATAAGATCGAGAAGTTTTTCTCTATTGTTATCATATTGAGTGGCCAAATCTTTAATCTGTTTATCTACTGCCTGGGCATTATCAGGCAAAGTCAGTAAATGCTCACGATAATTTTTCCCACCAGGCAACTGGTAAGATGAATATTTAACTGTATTGCTGCTATGATACGAACTATCAGGATCATCGCGCATCATCTGTTCTACATAAGCACGTTGATCGCTGCCTTCAGAGTGAGTAGGGCGTCTTCCTTGTTCATTTTTGAAATCTTCTTCCCAATCATCCATATAACGATCAACTGCGCGCTGAAGTTTCAATTCATCTAAATGACTTTGACCCTTCACAACATCATTTACTTGCACCTTGTTCTTATCGATGTAATCAGCTACTTGTTGTTTGGTGATCGGTCCCTTCTGTTCCCTCAACCAATTATCGATACCAGTATACTGTAGTTCATCGGGCTTGACGCCGGGTTGATTCTTCAACCAATTCGCCCACTGCTCGCCATGCATTTTCTGTTGTGGTGCTTTGGCTATGGTTTGTTCGACTGCAGAATAGAAAGGTGGAGCATGTTCAAGCGCAGCGAGAGGAGCGCCTGGTAAAGCACTATCTTCCAAAATAGTAGAAGTCAGAGCCTTCTGACTCGCGGCATGTGGATCAATCAGTCCTTCCTTTACCGCATAATCCATCGCCGCATCACGATTTAAAAACTGCCCTTTATGATTCATGAAGCCAAAGTTAAAGTTACTGATATCCTCACCATTCATCGCTTGACGTTGGAATTCAGGATAGATTTCAGGCGGGATGGCATCGAGATGTTGCCCGCCGACCGGCGCCTTGTATATTTTATTATTGTACTTCAAGGCGGGACGTAAAAAAGGTGCTGAACCAAGTGCTGCCGCGCCGCCTTCAACCCCCGTCGTTAAGCCCGCACCCCCCGCCATCCCGGCCATGTCCTGCGCCCGTTCCAACATCTCTGGATTGGGCACTACTTCGCCGGTTTCGGGATTTACTATTTGGGTCGGTGTCTGACCTGTCATGACATCGTGCGGCAATGATCCTCCAGATCGAATCATACGCTCGGGCCAGGTTTGATAACGCCCTTCTCCTCCTGCGCCGACTAAACGATTGCCAATCTTGGTGCCTTTAGAAAAGGATCCTTCCTCAGTTAGTTTGTTTAATACAGGGCTCAATTCTTGTATATCTGGCAACAGTTTCTGATCGATTTCGCTGTTATCGGTTGCAGGAGGTAAACGTGCTGGCTGCGTTGCCAATCGATCATGTGCTTGCACAATCATGTCGCCGATAACATCTGGTGATTTGCCCTCGCCTTGCTGCACATCTCGATCAGATGGAGAGACATACAAACGTTCTTGATCAGCAGTAGGCGCCCCACCATCTTCATAGCCTCTAACTTTGCCGCCACTGCGCTTGTTAGCAGGCGGTACAAAGGTTTGATCAGGCCCTTCCGGTCCTATCCAAAAGCCTGCTCGATCACGCTGATCACCTGTCGCATATTGCGATTGATCTGAAAACGTAGGATGATTGGGTTTCTTAAACAGATCCCCCATATGGCCATTATCAGCGCTACGCCGCATGTTGGCCAGGTAGGCACCGCGTAAATCGTAGTCTACGCCGCTGTCATCGGGCGCATTCTGTTGTTTCCAAGTCTGAAATCCAGTTTCCTGTTCGGGCGTCAGAAAGGTATTGTAATCGTCTCCGACTCGACCTCCTTCGGCACGAGTAGGCGTTACATACAAACGTTGATCATTACTGCCTGCTTCAGACGTGCCCGGACCCGATGGCCCAGCTTGAAGCAAACGCATCGTGGATGCGTTGTCAATTCCAAGCTTGCCCAGTGCGGAACTTACATTTGTCGCAGCGAGCGCTCGTCTACTTTGATTTGCAACGCTATCTACACGCTGTTGTGCCTTGACGGCCTGTTGCCACTGTTTCAGGCGTTGCGACAACAGCGGCATCTGATTGGCTATCTGACGGAGATTACGCGCGTTTTCAGCTTTATCTAACACTTTTGAGATTTGTTCGCCTGCTTTGTATCCTACAAAGCCGCCAACCACCGGTGCGATATGATGACCGATAAACGCTCCCACCACGCCCAGGATCTTATCGGTTGCTGCTTTGATATGCGGGATGACACCAGCGGCGGTATTGGGCCAATTGGCTGCTACTTGTGGCACCGATAATTTCCGGTGCAATTCAGCATACTGATTTAGTAAATCGCGTTCCGCCGGACTAAATACAACATTAGCTAAATCTGATCCTTTGCCATTTACAAATTCACCCAACCGGTTGGCAACAGTACCCGCGCCTCTATCCGCGACATTTTCAGCAGTCGATACCAGGCGATGGAATAAGCCCTGCTTGATCGCCGCCCATTCTGGAGAGGATTCCCCAAGTATATTTTTGATGCGCTTGGCGACACCGATGTTCAGTGAATTGGGGCTGGTACCGGATCCACTATAGATGTAGTTGGCGACATCATTTAATGAGGCTGGATCACGGTCTATGTCGCCAACGATTGCTTGTAGACGGCGCCCCACCGCATCGTTTCCCCAGGTCTGCATTCGCGCACTGTGCGCCGCACGGGCTTGATTGTAATAGTCAACCGCACGTAGATCGCCTCGAAAAGCACCTGAATTCACAGCATCCGAAATTCTACTATCGAATTCATCGATGATAGCTCGTGCCGCGCGTGCATCGGATGGATTGGTATGATAGGCAGCGATCGCATCACCGCGCATCTTGGATAGATTCTTACGCCACTGTTCGACGCCTTCTAGATTTACTCCTACAATCTGCCCCTGCGGTGTGGCTGGTTCGGCTAAATTCTTGATTCTGAGTTGGCCGATCTGATTATCAAGATAATTGATCATTCTAGAGGCGACAGGGGTGTTATCATCGATGATTACAGATTCAGCACGATTGCTCAAATCGGCCTTGATATCCTGCGGCATATCGGTAAAGGTATCAGCATCGATTTCGCCCGGCAAAGCCTTAGCCCGATCATACAAAGACTTTACTTGTGCCTTGGAACGCGCCGCTTCTTTCTGCAAGGATTGTTGCGCTAGATTGGCGGCTTCGGCAGGGTTGGTCGCTAATTCCTGCCCACCAACGGGGTCCAAAGACTTTACTACAAAATCCTTGTCTTCAGCCAATTGTTGTGGCCGCGCAACGTTTAAGAATTCCTCCGCATGTTCTTGCGCTGGTTTACCCGCCTGACCTCTGATCGCGCCTTGTTCGGCTTGACGTAGTGCCAGGTCACCGGTCTGTTCGCCCTCGGTCAAGACGGTCTTGAAGGGTCCGGTGCCTGCAGGTGCCGCAGGCTTTGGTATAGTAGGAACATTAGGCTTGGCCTTGAGACTGGTTAAGCCGATGCCAGGCGTTGCTAATTGTGACGCAAATTCGGTATATTCGCGCGGAATGCCCGTCACATCCTCTAACGGTTGTCCAACGATCGACCTATAAGCGGCAGATACTGGCGATGCGACAAACCCGGCCGCACCGATAGCGGTCTTGGCAGCGCCGCTCAAGACATCAGACAGGCCATGCGCTTTGGGATCGATCAGACTGTCGGGGTGCGTAATCTGATGCAAGCCCTCAGACACTTGTTCTCCAGCTTCCCCCCGCATCCGCTTGTAGGTTTCGGGGTAGCTTGCGACAGGACTCAAAGCCTTGCCGACAGGCGACAGTTTCTGCCGCTCAGATAACCCATGATCGGCTGGTTCAGGAGGCATAGAACCCAAATAAGAATCCGGATCAAAGGACCCGGAATCAGATTGCTTAGGTGCTAGATATATATCTGGATCGAAATCAGCCATTACTGAATGCCAAGTTTCTTCTTGATAGCCGCTGAACGAGCATCGGTGGGGTTAGCGTTAGCCCAATCCAGTGCTTGTTTATCGGCCGGTGCCAAAGTTGCAGCACCTCCACCTGCGCCTTCAGCATCAATCTGCTTTAGAACTTCGCGCGAGCGTGGTAGTAGATACTTTTCATCAAAGTTATGAAGGTGCGTACCTTGTTCGTAGGCAAACTTGAGGGAATGCAACTGACCGCCCATCAACTGTTGGAAGTGATCGATAACATCCAAAGCCTGCCCCTGCGAAAGCTTAGGTTCGAGGGCTTTCCTCAATTCTTCACGATCGCCCAATGCATTCTGGGCGCCAACTGTTGCTTTAACAACTTCCCCACCCACAATTTGCGCGATGGCATTCAGCGTGTTTGGTGGAGCGTAACCGAATTCAGCCTGGAAACGATTCTTGAGGGAGTTAAATGTTTGCCAATCGCCATTTTGAACAGCCCTGTAGGCCGCCTTCAAAGTATCCAAGTGCGATACAGCGGTATTGAAGGCGCGAACGGTATCGCCGGTCTTGGTGCCCGGCAGGAACGCGGCCTGGGCTTTGTAGCGTAAGCCCACATCCTGCGGTCGATAGTTTGGATCGTAGCGCAACACCATGTTAACGAATTTTTCACGATGATCCCGACGCATCGATGCATATTTGGCCGGGTCAAGATCGTAATCCGCTGCTTTCTTAATGGCTAACGCTACGCCTGGATCCTCTTGCGCAATGCGTGCCAGCATCGCTGTATCCCGCGATGCGTCTGAACCTTCTGGTGCCTGTGGATCAGGAGCATGTGGAGGTAGGGACGGAGGCGGCTGTGGAGGCGGCGTTGGCGTATTTGGGCTGTCCATCGACGCCGGAGGAACAGGCTTTGCTGGATCGAACGGTACTGCATTGGAAGGCTGTTGTACGGCTGGCGGCACCCAACTCAATGACGCTACTTTGTAAGGGCTTTCGGTACCTGCGGACGCATTGGCGGGTGAACTTGGAACGTCGGGCGCAGGCGGTGTTACACTTGATTGTGGCCCAGGTTGTGCACCAGGCGGCGTCGGCGGGATTGCGTAAGCAGGATTACGCGGAATGTAAGGCTTACCCGCCGCGTCGAATACCTGTTTGGTGTTGGGATCGACCCAACCCATGACATCGCGTCCACCTTCGGTTTCATCGATCTTGCCCCAAGTAGGCTTGAAAGACTTTTCGGTCTCCTCCTTCATCTTGATATAGGCTGGATTGACGATCGGTTTATCATTGGGGCCGATGATGATAGGTTCGTTGGCTTGAGAGATCTTTGCTGCTTCAGCTGCACGCTTATCTGCCGATTGTTGCGCTACGGTCATCTCTTGATATGGTTTTTCGAGACGATCGCGCTCTAATTGTAGTTGCTCGGCGTGTTGCCGTGCATCCTGCTCCGCTTTCAATTGCGCGTTATACGAAGCAACGCCCGCTAAACCACCTTCGCCAATCGCATTGCCTAGAAATGGCGAACGACTTGCCAACATACCAAATCCAGCCGATAGCAACGATGGGCCGAGATGCGAACCTTGGCCAAAATCGATGATCGGTCGTCTGCCGTCGCTCACGCTAACGCCAGCTCTTGATTCGTTGGCTGCACGAACCGATGGAGGCGCGATACCACGGAAACCTGAATCCGAATAACCCGACGCTACCTCGGGCGGCAACGATCCATCCGAAGTGCTTTCTCTAGTAAATGAAGAATGATGCGGTGCAATACCGTCTGATTTCTCTGGTACTACGTTTTGATCGGCTACAATAGCGGCATTGGGGTGATCGACTCCCGCACGCCAACTATCCATCGCGTCTGAACCGGCCAGACGGTATGGTTCATCAGGATTGATTACGTCGCTATCAGAATTATCAGGCGAACCACCTGTAGCATATCCATTGATAGGTTTTCGTAGATAATCTACAATATTTCTATGGGTCATATTTTCTGGTGGGGCAACACCAGCATTCATTCGTGCTGCAAATCTAGCTGAATCATCTCTATCTTTGTCAAGTAAAGTTCTGCCACGACTTACCATATCAGAAAGTGTTGCCCCACCATCTGCATAACTAGCTACGCCGCCTCTTGCCATCGCACCATAATCGCCAGCATCCAATCCTGCTAATGGTTGCGACGCATTGCCGCCGTAAGCATCTCCCGAACCAGAATTACCGCCCCCGTAATAAGGGTTATAAACGCCCTGTAATGGCGCTCCTCCGACTGATGTCGGTCCAGAAGCTCCCGATATATCAGCGCCGTAGGGTAGCGGGTTGTCTCCACTGGTTGCATCCTTGATCTTCTTGGCTAGATCGCCGATTCCAGCCGCCTGTTTTGATAAATCCTGTTGTGGCGAATTGTAGGGCGCGGGCGCCCGCGCGGGTGGCGCACCCGGGCCATGCACGATATTGGATTGTGGGATCCAACCCTGAGTATCGCCCCATGGCATTCCCGGTACCACGCCGCCCGGTGCATAACCAACTACGCCTCCATTGTTATAACTGTTGACTCGACCACCCTTGTTTAGAAACAGACCGGCGGCGGCAATACCAGTACCCAACCATTGCGCGGTCTGATTTGGTGCGGGAGCGGTGGTTTGCCCAGATGACGTACCGCCCATCTGACTGCCAACGCCGGTATCCAATCCGGCCAGCCACTGGGTCTGCTGGTAGGGATATGCTTGTTGTCGTTGAAACTGTTGCATCAAAGCTGCATCAAGCTGTTGTTGGGTGTTTTGTTGCAGTGATCCAGCCCCGATCTGAGCGCCAGCTCCCGCAAGACCTGCCTGCTGCCCAGCTACCCCCAAATTACCTAGTAAACCAGCGCCTTGTAGCCCAATGCCCTGTTGTTGGGTTGCTGTATTGACCGCCTGTCCGTAGCCCTGATTGTATAGATTGGCAATAACCGGGGCCTGCGCCAATTGTTGCTGATTGGCTAGTTCAGATTGAGCAATCGCTGATCGATTGCCGCCCAGCGCTCCCTGCGCAATCGCATTACCAACGACGCCCTGCTGTTGTTGCTGATTCTGATTGTTAAATTGGGCTTGCGTCGCATTTACAACATTTTGGACATATGGGTCCATGTAGCGCTGGATACCAGCTTGAGTAAGCGGCGCGGACGATGTCGCCGCCTGACCGATACCATAATTGATAGCTGGTTGCGCGGCATTGGCGTACTGATTGATGCCACCGATGCCTTGATTTTGTTGTGCGTTGACACCCGCTACCAGTTCCCCACCGTAGGCTTGGTATGGCGTCTGCGCGACGCCCTGTGCCCGCGTCAGCAAATCGGAGTAGGCCTGCATGGCCTGCGGATTGGGCGCGGTAGTAGTATTTTGAGTTGTGGTATTGGAACCCTTATTGCCCATCTATTTTTACGCTGCGACTTTCTTCTGATACACGAAGAAGCGCCCTTTATAATCATCAGCACGGAGCTGACGTTCGTACAGTAATTCTTTACGTTCGGTTGGGTGATTAGACAAGATACCGATAAATAGTGGAAAGCCTGATTCGTCTGCACACCATTTGGCAAAACGTAGAAGCTCCACCGCATTACGCGATTTACGGTGCTCTGGTACTACATATAAAAATAATTCTTCCCAATGTGGATCGTCTGAATACCAGAACGACGACATCAACAAGAAAAGCAATCCTTCCAATCTACCAGGATTTCCGACGCCCGCCAGGATGCCGCCTTGCTTATCAAAAGCACGAGATAACATCGCTCGTACTTTATCATCGTTCATAGTAAAGATGCCATTCTCTTTATGTAACTGATGGCATAATTCCAGAACGTTTTCTTCTTCGTCGCGCCCGATGATTCGAGCACGACCTTGGTAATTGGTCATTTAGTTAGTTCATCTTCTCAGCAGCCTTTTTGGGCATAATACCCTCTGTCTGTGCTTCAGGCGGGTTCATAACAGCATTGCGTTCGGCTTCCATCATAGCCAGCAGTTCGTTCATAACATCGCGCAATTGCGTCGCACAGATCTTATCCATCCGTAAACGACAAGAAATAACAGGATCTGCATCAACTTGTCCATTATCATTCGGCGTAAAGTTAAAGGTTGAGAAGGCCAAATTGATGACCTCATTAAGAGAACCACGACCAATAACCGTGTTAACAAATGTCACGCCCACACTATCAGAATCACGCATGGTAAATCTCCTTTAGAAGTTGCTGTTTCTTTGGTGCATTGGTTCTTCGTAGTAATCTTCGTACCAAATGCTTCCTGTTTTATATGGAATTGGTTCAATATCAGACGCCAATCTTTTCCCCCTTCTATTCAACCATCTGAATTGACGCTTAATTAACGCCATTTCTTTTTTGTAATCCTCAGATAAGACATTTTTTCCTGTAACGGTATTTCTATTGACAAAAAAGAATTCAGCCAAATTAATTTGTTCTTTTTTGATCCTAACCCAAGGTTTAATGAATTGTAAAAAATCTATGCACTGTTGACCAGATACTGCCCAACAATAAGTATTCTTCCAATTAACATTATCTTTTTGTGTAAAATATATTGCTCCTCCAAATTCACGTTTGAAATATTCGATTATTTCTTTATCAGTATTTTCTATTGAGGCTCCAATCCGACCGCCTCCATGTGTGTCTGTAAGAAAAGTAACAGTTCCTTCACCATCAAAAAATCCAGCTGCATACGCAAGTTGCTCGTTTGAGTAAAGACGCACTCTTTCGACCATGCTTATTTAATCCTTTGCTGGTGGAGGAAGCTTTTTCAACGTTTTTACTAATTTTTTTCGTTGATTAACTACCCAAGCATCCATCGCCTTATGGCACTCGTCTAAGGTTAGTTTCTTTTTACAAATTCGCTGCATCGTCTCGTGCACATTTTCGGGAGGCACTACAATCTCACCGCCAGCAAGTATTACTTCTACTGGTCTCCCCACGTTATTGTCAGTTTTACCGCCCTTCGCAAATTTATTCCCCATGCCAGCTGAAGGGTGAATCGAGCCTATAGGATGCGCCCCAAGCTTAAACAGTTTGTGTAAAGTTTGCATCCCAGCTAACGTATTGCCTTGACCATGCCCTGATACAATATCCGCTGGAATTACGTAGGCGCCTGAAGGAACCTGCGTATGGTGCAAATCAGTTCGTCCCGGCACCGCACTGACAATCGGACCCTTGAAGGTTTTTGGCGCTGGATTGACGCCACCACCAAATGCAAACGGGCGAGCGCCGGCAGGGCCGGGAATGCCAGCGTTTAAACCAGGCATCCCTGCGTTCAACCCATTTGGCGCGCCCATCATAGCGGGAGGCGCGATCCCGCTTGTCTGAGCGTTTACGGGCGGCTGCGGTATGGTCTGCGGAAGAGATCCACTTCCCGCTGTATTGTTGAGCATTACAGGATTAGAAGCTTGAGCTAACATTCCACCCATCTGAGGAGCAATGCCGCCAAAGGCTCGACCTTTTGCCTCTGAAAATGCAATCGCAACAGATTGTTTGTTGGCCCGTTCTTTACCAAATTTAGCAGCTGTTTTAGCGTAGGTATTACCGTGGTGTAATTCGGCGATATTACCGCTGATCACCTTTTGACTAGAACCTTTTTGTAGAGGCATCTGGTTATCCGATTCTAACCCAGTATTTACCATCTAGCCAATACCACCAAACCTTACCACCTACGTATTCAACTCTAAACATTGTACACCACCTTTAGATTGGAGTGTTTACTACATAGGAAAACGTTTCGGTCCCGGCCGCATTGCCGCCCGATCCTGTTGTAACTGTGAAAGAAGTACCGGCTAAGATTACGGAAATATACAAAGCCTTCGCTGAACCTTGCAACGTTGCCGCCGCCGCATTGGTGGGTGTCCACGATATCTCTGAATTGGATTGTACAGCTGGTTGTATAATTGCAGTTGAGGGGGCAGCCGACAAAGTAAAGGTGCCATAGATAGGTCTCCCTTTGAATACTTTTACTAGAGCAGTTAACTGACTGACGATACCCTGTAATTGTATAACAACGTCGGACACCCCCATACTTCCACCATCAGCCTGTTGCCAGGCTGGAGGAGTTGGATTACCGCCTATGTAATTTGCATCAGACATCTATTGCTTCCTTTATCTACGCCCGCTAGGGGCCCATCGGTACTTCAGAGAACCAATCCGCCAAAACGAACCTATATCAGCGGAAGTCACGGTCACGCTCATCAGGCGCCCTCTAAATCTAACGCCAAGATATTCTGTTGCCTGCGTAACCACATAGGGCCCATAGGAAGTAGGCGTATCGCCTGGAAAATTTGATATATTAAAGGTTAATTGTATTTGGGCTGAGGGTCCACCAGTAAACGTAGCCCATTTAAAATCAGGTATGATCTGATCTACATATACAAATTGTTCACCCTCTGCCAGATAAAAGTCTCCTGTCGTAAATGAGCTTGTAAGTGGTTGTCCATCTGCGTCAGACGTAGTCTCGTGCTTGTATATGATACCGGATGAATTGGCCGCAATCGGCATTCCAAGCAGACTCTGATCGATCCAGGCTGATCGCTGTAGTAGACCATAATCCCAAGGTGCGCCCGGCTCCGATATATTCATCTTGATGTAGGAATCGTTTTCACCAGAAGTTGATGCCAACGAAGGATACAACCAACCAATTTCATTGAAGGGAGTATCGGGCATCGCGCATACATTGCTCAGAAACGCGGTATTTAGATTCTGGAATACAGCATCCCAAACCGGGCACGGGATCACATTAGCTGACCCGCCACTGTAGGCGTAGAAGTTTGTCGCCCCCATCCAAAACACCGAACCACGTAACTGCTGTACCGCATGAGCCGATGCGGCGCCCATACCAGCACCGATCTTGTTGAAGCCAAATACGTTGGGCGGTCCAATGTAATTCATCGACCATAGGTCTAAATCGGTCCATAGTAAATTCTGATTGGATACTGCTAAACCCGCTACCAATTTTGATCCAAGTGGAATAGTGAAGTTACCAGCTTGGGTTGACGAATTGGCGGTCCATTGGAAGAAATTACCGACATCACTCCATTGTACGAGGAGAGGTTGTTGTTGAATACCGATTCCAACTTGAACTGATGAACCAAAGGCTACAAGTATTTGCTGCGTTGTCGAAATGAAGATACCCGTATTGTAGGGCGGGGCTGTCGATATGATGGAAGCCGTCTGAAACCCAGATCCAGGAGGCCAATAGTAAATTCCATCATTTGTTGGGCAAGCGATCAATATCTCTCCCCAATTGCCAGTAGTCCAAGACTGCGCAGCGATGTCTGTTCCAGTTTGCGAAGACGGTATTACGCCCGTTCCAAAACCGCCAAGCCCGAATCCACCAAGCCCGAATCCTGTTCCCACAGCGGTAGGTCCCAAGGCTATCTTGTATACAAGTTGTGCCTGACCTCCATTTATAAAGAATGATCCATTAGCTGTAGCTTGACTATTTACAGCGATTGTAAAAGTATTAACTGTTGGAACCGTAAGAATCTTGTATTCACCAACAATCGTTACGCCATTGCCGGTAGTTGGTATAGGTAGATTTATTAGAGCTCCAACAGATTGCCCGTGTGCAGTAAAAATAACTGTAACCGTCGCACTGTTATTCACTGTAGTAAATTGTGGGACAACAGCAACAGCGGCAGTTGTTGCATTAGATGCAGCTTGAATCTGATAGGAATGAACACCTGTGATTTGTGTGATAGGATAGAGCCCCGATAATATTAACCCTCCAACAGATACTGGCGTATTGAACAATATGGAATCTTGAATTGTAACGTTGGATATGTTTGGGTCCGTAATTGCTACAACGTTGCTACCTATATTTGTTGTAATATTAGCAACGGCAAAGTTGCTAGTTAATACCTGGGGGCTGATATCCTGTAAGCTGTTATTGAAGATAACCGCTAATTGAGTAGTGGTACCAACACTTAGATATTTTATACTATTTAAGTCCTGCCAAGCATGTAAATCACGCGGGATGCCGCCCACTGCAAACTGATAAAATTTCTGCCAACCACCATATTTTTGTATTAAAGAATCGCGATAACGAATCAACTGACTCTGTGATACCCCCGCTCTCAACAGAAGTGGGGTACGTTCCGTATTGACCCCGGGTAAAAGCGTAATCGAACCAAAAGGCATCTAATCAAGCACGCGGTGGAGTCGCCAAAGGCGTCGGTTGTTTTGAACTCCACGCCTGACTGGCGTACTTCTTACGATTTTCTTCAATGTCTGCCGAAGCCTTAAGTGCTTGATAGGTAGATTCCCATGAAGTAGCCATCTGTGGGTTGTCTGCTTGTGCGCCATAATTCTGCAGATAGCCAGCCGCAAACGCCATCGAAGCAGCAAAAAACAAATCTGGCAGATATAGAGTTAAGTAGGTTGTAGTATTAGTTGAACTTAATGGTGTAGGGCGAACTGTTCCTTGAACCTCTAACGTATAGGCAGCATCTGGAGGCGGCCCTACAAGTATGCTCTGATCAGTAAACATCGCATAATACTGCGGAATTGAAGGCGTGCTGATAGCTATTTCATTAGGGTATACTGCATTTAAAAATTCTTTTGACACCGGAACCAATTGAATACGATTTGTAGAAGAAGTAAATACGCCAGGCGGCGTAAATACATTGATTACTTCGCTAACAACAAAATGCTGTGGAAATTGAAAGAATCTAGTATTCGCTGTTAACGTAGCAGAAGCATCAGAAACAAAGGTATTAAGTAAATCAAGATCACGATAAACTCGTTGTTCGGCAGTATCGATAATAATGGGCAATTCGGCGACAAAATTTGGGTCAGTTGGCGGCGTGATAACCAACGTATTAACCAAATACGATACAAATTGGGTATAATTATACGACATCTAATCTTAACCAGCTCTGATCAAGGTAATACCAGCTACGGTACTTGGACCAATGATGCCAAATGGAGTATTTGATCCACCACCCACTCCTCCAGTAAAGGTTGCGCTGGATGGAGCCTGTGTTGCTGTAGGAGTAAAGCCAGCACCAGAAACTCCGCCGCCCGACAAAAGACCGCCGCCTGCTGTGGGGTTCAAGACATTGCTTGGCGAAATCGTTATGGCACCATTTGTAACTGTTATCGTACCAGTTGGCGTAATAGGCGGCAAATTTGTAAGGAGGAGTGAGTAAGATTGCGTAGTCTTGATCGAAAGATTGGTGTTACCATCCAGCCCGGATCCCGCTACTGTTAATCGCCCGGTACCTTGATTGAGCGTGCGTCTAGATACACCTCGTAAATCAGGGAGCGTGGTACCGCCTAGTATCGCCGCCAAAACCGGGTACGTGGTTCCATTGAAGGAACTGCCATCACAATTTAAGAATGGAGGTTTAGTGCAAAAACTAAGCCAATTTGGTACTACACTACCAGCATAATCTTGAAATGCTCCAATTTGTGGTAAGTTGACGAATTTAACATTTGTTCCATCACTATAGACGTGGGTCACAACACCGTAAGGAATACCTATGTTTTCCCCATGCCCCGTGCTCAAAACCAGAGTAAATGCAGTGATTGTTAACAAGTTTTCGATTATGTAATACCCTGGTAACGGCAAACCAACAAACACGTTTGCAGATAAAGTACCCGTAAAACGCAATACTGCATTTTGTGATTGCGTTGGCCCTCCACCGGGCGTAATCGCCCCCGGTGGGGCGGTTAAGTTAATATTAGTCGATGCCAGACTAATGATCTGCACACCACCAAAATAACCGTCTAACGCACTGGTATTCGAATTTATGGGCGTGTCCCAGGTGCCAGGATCAGAACCTCGCGTCGGAACCGTTAATGCGATATTACTAGTGGTTGGATCAGCCATTTTATACTCTGTTACTTCTTCTTGTCTTCCGGTTTATCGACAGGTTTTAACTTGTCTTCCAACTCTTTGATCTTCGCATTGGCTTTTGATAAATCATCGAGTAGACCGTTGACCTTGGCTTCGGACACGACGGCTGTATCAAGTGCCGCATTGCGTTGTGTCTGTAACGCTACAATAGCACGCTGCATAAAGGCTGGATCTGGTTGTTGCGCTACCGCGGGCGTGATAATTAACGCTGACACAAGTAAAACTTTCTTCAACATAGTAAATCTCCTTTGGTAAAGTTTTATAGTTGTTTTGATCTAGGGTGCGGTCTTAATTCTTGATTATTCCGAATATCCTCAAGAATCAACTTGATAGTCTGTATATCCTTGGCGATATCGTGGGCAATCAAGTACATCGGCATATCGGCTCCACCGAACCCTGCTTTTTTATCTTGCATCCCAAGATATCTAAAAAACCAACCGGCGCCCACGACTACAACTAGGAATAAGGCTTGCCAGACGGGCCACTCTGATAAAGCTTTCGCCGCATTAGCTATCGCTTCGGACATCGAGAACCGCCCGATATGGAGTGTACGCTTCCACAAGCGTTAATGTTCCGAAGAAAAATACCATCGGAGATGGAAACCCTTGTATTATCGATATTCTGATCATAGCGATAACAAATGAAAACCAGATCGCCATACGAACGATGGCCGTAATCGATCGTATATGCGGTCCAAGCTTGAGAGAAGATCCATTGGCTATCAGGGCTGCCATACCAAATAGACCAACCGTTACAAACAACAATGCAGTGATTACACCTCCAAGATTTTGTATTAGAACTTGAGAAATACTATTGTCTATCATCTTGGGGAATAGTATCATGGCGGAGCCAGTCAAAAATAGACTTATACTAGTCCACCATTCGAGCTGGCGCCCATCCATGTAGTATGATATCGAGCGGGTATTGGTCATGCGCTTTTAGCGTTGGCGATAACCTGAGCTACGGCATCAGGCGATGGCGCAATCTTGTTAACAGAAGGATCCACAGCCAGTGCTGATAGGGTCTGGTTAGCCTGGGCATTAACGTCGATCTTGTCAACGCCGGGCATCGCCAGTACCTGCTTAACTTGAGCACTCTGACCGGTTGTAGCCATCAAGAACACGCCTGCTATGCCAGATACCAAAGCACAGGCTGACGCGATATATGTAGCTCCATTGGCGCCGAATAGACTAGTTAATTGCGCTGTAGCACCACCAAGGAAGCTGCATCCGCCAATAACAAAAGCAACCCATTGTGTCTGCGTAATATTTTTGAACATGACTCACCCTTCCTTTGCGTTTGCAAATTTGATTAAGGCTTCAACTGTTGGAGTAACGGCCACAATATCTGGCCAGGCTTTTATAGCGAGCGGATAAGCTTGGGCAAACAAAGGCAACAATTTATCTATGTATGGTTTGGCTTCAACTATAATTGGCTCTAGTTCCTTGGCGGCAGCTACAATTCGAGCAAAGCCCGGCAGCCTATTATCGAGATCGTTGATTGTATCCTGCGGCAAACCGGCTATACTGAGGGCAAAATCGAGCATACTCATTTTACTAATCCTCAAGTTGTTAAATTGAATATCTTCTCAAATTGTTCGGGAGTTTCCTTGACGGTACGGGTCTTGCCATCAGATTCTACAATCTTGGTGCAACCCTTGTTATCTTCGTCCTCGTACCATTCATCGATGCTCGACTTTACTATATGAACTTTACTACCATCGAGTCTTGTCAGAATCAACACGTCACTCATTTTGGTTCAGCATCCAAAGCCGCCAGAGCTTCCTTGAGCGCCTTGATAGTATTGGGACCGGCAAAACCGTCTACTTGTAATTCGTAATCCTGTTGGAATCGTTCTACGGTCAACTTGGTCTGTCGACCGTAATTACCGTCTACATCCAGCGGACCAAGCCCCAACTTGTTGAGTGATTCCTGCACCCATTTGGTGTCGGTTGTTGGATCTTCGGGAACAGAAAGGCCAGAAGCAATCGGAGGCTTAACTACAAATATAGATTCTGGTAGTGCCAAAGATGCATCCAATTCTACCATTCGGCGCGCTATCGGTATAATCCCAAGTTGAGTATCCATATGGGCCGCATCAAATTCGCCATCTGAAGTATATTTGCCAATGGTCTGTATATTGGTGCCCCCCCAAAGATAGGGCGAATGCATGTGATGATAGTCTCGATAACCGAAGCCGTTAAATAATTCACCGTAAAAACAGACTAGTTCCCAAGTCCAATTAGTAGCGCCAATCTTGTCAAGACCATTGAGGTGGTAGGCAGCAATAGCAGCAGTGTACCAATCTCTAAACGGTCCATTATGCGGAATCCACTTGGAAGTACTAGATAACGGCCAACCTTGTGCTGGATTCAAGTTAAATCTGGATGAAGCTTCACGTTCAAAAGAGGTTGCAATGAAAATGATTGGTACGCCATCTTGCTCCGATACCGGCTGGTAATGCGCCTTAAAACCAAGTAACTTATTGGCGACTTGATCGATTTCATGCACACATTCGGAGCGGGGCTTCATTCCTAACAACAATTCTGAATATTCGTTCTTTAGTAAATCGAATGGATGATTCATTTTATCGTACTTTCTTTACTGACATTGTACCCAATCAACCACGTTTGTTACGCCGGCATTGGCAAATACCGTACCCTGCATAGCAATTGTATTCCAACTATCAACACTACTTGACCAACTACCAAAGCCTGAAGTAGATCGAGAAAACTGATGATTACTTGATACGGCAAACATGCTGGAGGTGATCAAGATATTTGATGATGCAGGCACCAAAATAGGGGTCCAATCAGACCACATTCGTTGTCTTGGATAAAGTGAGTAGCTCGATTGATTACCAAACTTAAGTTCGATGGGCGTAGCTTGACAAGACGACGCTGATCCGTTTTGTAAACAGATGGACATATGATTGATTGTAGAAAGAGGTGCAGTTTGTAAATCCAGCGCGGTAATTCGCGCTCTACATTTGGTTGTAGATGTAGTCGGACCAGCCCACACCGAACGTGTCGATAATCCAGTTGCTCCATTATCAACACTTGAATCAAAAGTAACCAAACTTGAATAAGGTGGTGGCGACAGCAAACGTAAATCCTGCGTGCCCTGCACATAGATCCCAATGTAAGGATAAGTTATTGCCCCACCACCAAAACATTCAGGCGCTACATCGATGATATCACCAGAATTGTAGGAAATAGGTGGATTAAGAGCTAGTTCCTGCTTACGCGTACCGCCAACAAATGCTTCGTATAGTCCGATTACGTTGGCATATTTGGGCTGTACTTTTTGGCGTTGTGGGAAACCTGATTCAATGTTGTAGCTCTGTTGCGGATCGACAAAGAATGAGATATTTCCAATGGTCGTATTGTCGATCAATCCGTTTGTCGTGGTCGAAGGCTCATTCCAGATCAATGTACGCGTGATATAAACCGAAGCGGGCAAAATACCATCTACGTAGTTTTCAAGATAAAAGGTCTGAGTACCACCAGCAACGTTTGATGCTCCATTACAAGGAATCGCTTGTATAGCGACTTGTATAGCGTTTTGCACGACTTGTTGTGCCGTTGCTATATCGGGAAACCAGCATACCAATAGAATAAATAGCCATTTCATTTTTTACAAAAGCCTTACAACCGTTAGAGTACTTGCGTTAGCGGTGCTGCCCACCGTCCCTCCGATGATACCATTAGTAGAACTTAAATCCTTACAAGAAATTTTAATATTGGCGGCGGGTGAAGCAATTACACCTGAAAGAGCAATAGTAGCGAAGTTACTCGCCGCTTGGGTAGTTTGAGTTCCTGAGGAAATGATCGTAGTGCCGTCCCAAAGTTTACAGACTATGCCAGCAACAGCACTGGTATCTTCAACCGACACCGAACCAGAAGCAAACCAGGTGCCCGACGTCCCTTG